ATAAATTGAACCCACGATAGCCCCCCGATGTTGCTGTCATCGCAAAGTGGCTTAAAGATTTGAGGATATAGTATTATATAGTAAAATGGCTTATCGATACTTGAAAGAGAATCATATATTTCCCGATGTTATCAATTATATAATTCTATCATACCAACCTAATCACGATGACAATATTATAAAGTATCATCGTGCTAATATTTCTTTATTGAAGAACAAAATAATATTTTATAATAAATATAATGAGTTTGCATCATCGTGCGGTGTTCCGATAATGACATGGCGTGAATATTTACGATTAGGTAAAATTTTTGGATGGCATATAGAATAAATTCTATTACAATATATATGGATAATGGCTTATACATTTTTTAAACATCATCATATATTCCCAAAGGATATATGCGATTATATAATAACCTTTGTCGGGTATTCCGATGACGATGTTGAGTTTTTCAAACTATTTACTTATAGTGGTATGGTTAATACAATAAACTTTCAATATGATCTATATAATGAAGTTATATTGAATCATCGATGGCATGAATATAGACAATGGGATTCATTTATAAAATATATGTTACGAATAAAAGGATGTCATCATCGGGCATTAATGCGGCACGATTATAAAATTTTTTCTCTCGACAACGGCGATTGAGTATCTCTTTTTATCTTTATGAACTAACGTTCAATTATAATAAGTGATCGTTAGTTATATTTTATGGTTTTTATTTTATTTTATTTTTATTTTATTATATTATCGTATTTATATTTTAATTGTATATGCTATAATACTTCTTATTGTTCTTTCGTACATTACGATTACGGATAACCATATCTATGTCATCGGAGAGTTCATTCATAAAGCTAATAGACTGATTAAATATTGATTTCCATTGGGGTTTAGTAACATGGGGAATGTATGACAGTATTAGGTCATCGAGGACCTTAGGAAACAAGCGTGTAGTATTTAATATTTGATATGCCATTTTATATAAATCACGATCTTAATAAGTCTTTAATTCACTTTATCATGAAATGATAAAGGGGATATAAAGACCTTATTTAGTGATTTATAAAATGGCATATCTATATTTAATACAACGCTTAGATTCCAAGGTCTCGATGACAATAATGGTATACCCCGATGATACAAACCAATGGCAATCGTTTAATGGCTTAGTTTATAAATGAACCCCGATGATATGATTAATGGTGGCGTGAAATGGTATAACGAATTATTGATTTTTAAGTGACTTCCCCACCGATTTAGATGATTGTTTTTTTCCATTTTTGGCAACCGTGGACGAAGGTGTAGCCGCAATGATAGGTTGTGCTTTTACGACAGTTATAATATTGGTCAAATCTTTTTTAACATCTTTTATCAAATCATTATATGCTGATATTTTTTGTAAAATATATTTTTCATATTCGCCACTATCATCGCGAATACGCCCAAAAACAATATTAAACAATGACGCTAATCCAAGATGACCTTTATCTTGGGATAAGAATGTTTTATATGCATGACATATTTTACATAATCGTTGCAAATTACTTGGCGTATTATCAAAATGATTACCATTTATATGATCGGTTTCAAATATATCCGATGGTAGATTTGCATAATCTTTATAATCAATCGGGCAGTAAAAAAATTCTTCTACATCCTTACCGTCTTTATTACGAATAATTTTCACATTTCTTTCGCCAGTATCAATAACATCGCCAAAATCATCAACTTTTTTGAGTTCTGGAAGAAAATATGTTACAGATTGTGTCAATATATCCCCATTTTCCATTCTTTCATTATTTACACAATATTTACGAGACAAGATTTCAACCACATCATGTTGTTCCATTGTAACAACATATAAGTCATCGTTAGGTGAATAATTAATTCTGATATCATATCCGTCGGTATTAGTAGTATTACCTGTTCGTGCATCGGTGCATTTCTGACATTCTTGTCTTTGTTTAACAGTGGTACTACTCGAACCATCGAGAGCAAAACGATAACAATAAGTATTTAAACAAAAAACTCTTTTTCCAAACAAATATGCTGTCTGTATTAATTTATTATCCCCGCCTCGGATATATTCTGAAATAATATCCTCTATACGCATTACATTATTATTTCCTTTATCGAAACACGATTCTGAAAATCTTAGTATTTTTTTGTCAATACTCGCATTATTAAGTTTTAACATTTCAATAAATGCATCAATAATTTGCTTTTCCGTTATCTTAAATGGGGAATATGGTTGTGGTAAAAATTTATTTATTTTATTATATATTATAGATATATCGCTGCTCATAAATTTTTCTGAAAAAACAACATCGACGACGGTAATTTTATCATAAAATTCATGCAACTTTAATTCTAAATCTTCATAATCACCCCATCCAAACGGTAAATCAGAGTTAAATATATTATATAATGTTTCGGCAGCATGAAATTTATCGACAGCCTTTTGCATTTTTTCGATGAGACTTTCTCCACGTTTAATTTTAGTTAGAATACTTCTATCTAAATCTGCACGTTGTCGTGCAGTAAAATCATTACCAGATTTATTTTTACCTTTTTTTAATATTTCTTCATCAACATCTTGTTTATCTTGAACTTCTTGCCAATCCGCAAGAATATCATCAACATCTTGTTTTGCCGCATCCATTAAAATTTTTGCTTCATCGAGTGTTTTTGGACCTTTCTTACCTTCGCCTGTTTGAATTGTTGGAACCTCTGTCTGAATGTCCAATGTTTTATTATTAGCCAAAAATAGTTTATTTAAAATCTCATTATGTATTTGACTACTAATTATAAATTTAAAATTTGGATCTTTGTCTGTAATTGTATCAGAGTTATATGTTTTTATTAGATAAATATTATCGATATCATTTTGAGTAAGAACATTTAAATCAATATCATAATATGTTTTATTTTTACCATCTTTTTTTTCATAATAATTAGGACATGGTAATAATGTTTTATCATTCCATGCATAATTGATGACGTAAGATAAATTATTCATTTATAATAATATTATAAAATAATTTTATTTTATTTTATTTTATCCCAAATATCTGACATACTACTTCCTTTTTGTTTGATTGCTTTCGGTAATTTAGCCTTAGATTTTACCATCATCGCTAATTGTTCTTTATTTTTGTGTCCATATCCTGTCAATCCCAATTCTTTACATTTAGCTTTCAGTTCTAATACAGTGTTATTAATATATATAGGATCTTTCTTTATATCACCACTCGATGAAGCTTTCTTCGTACTACTACTCGATGGTTGTTGTACAACACTGGCAATAATTTCGTCCATATCGTCCTTTGGAGGCGGTGGTCCAATTTTAACCGATGGCTTAGGTGCAACATTTTTCTTAGCAGTTCGTCCATCGATAATTAATTGGACTAATTGTTTCTTTTTCAACCCACTTACGCCGACAATTTTTTCTTTCTTTGCGATTGCTTTTAATTCAGCGATAGTATAACTATTTAATGACGGTGAAACGAGAGCCTTTTTCATGACATCCAATCTCGCCAATTCCGCATCAATGTCGACTGGTTGCTCGATTGGTTTTACTTCGGCTACTTTAAACGACGATGCCTGTGATACTGTTCCTTTTTTTGCCATTGCTATTTTTTCTGGATCTTTCTTATCAAGGCATTGTTTTAGTTCATATCTTAATTGGCTTTTTTCGATTTCCGCTGCATCCAATTTATCCTTTGCACTCTTTAAATCGTCCTTACATTCTTGAATTTGTGCACTTAAATTTTCTGTTAAATGGTCGGGATTAACTTTATGCATTCGTTTCTTCCAGTAATCATATTTAGTTTTAGCTTCGTCGTGACGTGCTTTTATTTTTAACATTTCATTATTAATTTCGGGTGTTCGATCTTTGCTTTTAAGTGCCATAAATTTTTTGGATGTTGCTAATATTATCATTCTATAATTTGCCATTTTTGCTGATATTTTACGTTCAACCTCCTTCATATCCTTTGTATCTACCTTAACTGTCGCTGCTTTCTTGCCTGCGGGTGCTTTAACCGTTGCTGCCTTGGTTGCTGCTTTCGGGGTAGCCTTAGTTTTTTTTGGTAATTCTAAATATTTTTGTTCGTTTGGATCGGTAAATGAATATTGTAAATTTGAATATAACCCCCATAAATCGTTTGGATCCCATCCATCATTTTCTACTTGCTTATATTCGTCCAATAAATCATCAACAAATCTTTTATTTTTTGGATCACTTAAATGCTCCGCTGATTGACCCAATAATACTTTATGCATTGCTTTTACCAATGAAATCACTTTTTTAACGTCATCATCTTTATACATACTAAATGTATCTTCGTGTGGATAGTCGACACCATCAAAACCCATAGCACCTCCTTGCTGTGGTACTGTAATTTTTGTACTATTATTTATTTTTTTATGTCCTTTGCCTCCTTGGGTAAATAGTTTACCATAATGTAAATGCTTGAATCTTAACATGTTTATATTATAATTATAAAAAAACCCGATGATGGCATCACAATCTCACAAAATCCGTATCATCAATTTTAAATAATTGTTGTATAACTGGATTACGCTTTACATTATTACCATTTTTATTATGCCATCCATATACTTTCGGCTCAGAGTATAATAAATTGAAATTGAATTTTATTTTATTATATAAATCGGGATTATCGATTATATGTAAAAATACCTGACATTTATAATTTTTAATATCAGGACTTTCAAGATATTGATATATCCCAAATAAATTGTTATGATTTGTATAATATCCTTTATTATGTGTTTTTAGATATGGGGGATCTAAATATATTATCGTAGATGGACTTTGCATATATTCTTTCATAACCGTCTCGCCATCAATATTGGATAATTCTATCGTTTCATTTCTTAAAAATTTAACGATGGGTGAATTACAAAAAATTGCTTTGGTTGGCTTTCTGGTTGTATCGAATGTGCCGACTCTCATAAAATAATGTTTACGGGCTAATATATATCCCACCATAGAGTCCGATTTAATAATTTCATAATATTTCTCTTTCGTTAAATCTTTTATGGTTTCATTATATTCATCTTCTAATTTTTTTGTTTTTTCTTCATTTTGTAATAAAAAATACAATTCAATCAATTTACTATCATTATCATTTAATCGATATATAAATCTATTTGGATATAGTTGCGATAAATAACACGATAATGCCGATGATCCGCAAAATGGCTCCACAATGGTTATAACACCATCCAAATTTAAATGCGACACTATCGCAAATACATCCCGACGTTTGTTACCAGCATAACCAAAAATAAAATGATTCTTCTTCATTATATATTATTGTATAAGAAAATAATTTTATTGTTTTTTATTCATTGATGGGGATGGACTATAAATACCCATGATCGCAGATATTATCGAGAAATACACTTCACACCCTATTCCGTCCTTTATTACGATCATAACTATGCTAAATAGTAATATTATTACACTTATAATGACTTGCACAATGTATTTTAAAAAATGACTGTTTGTTTTAGAACAACAACCAGACCATTGCTCATCGACTTCCGTTTGTGGTATTTCCATTTATCATATACTTATAAATTTACAATTCAATTTTAACTTCTTGTTTATCTTTATAATCTTTATCTTTATCATCGAGAGATTTAGCCACAATGTTAATCCATTTTAATGAATATTGATAATCTTTGATATATATCCCTGCTTCCTTATCAAAATAAACGATGAATACTTTATAAACTCCCCATTTTTCGTCAGGGATACAATAAACTCCCCATCTTTCTGGTATTTCTTGGACCAATGGTATATTATTTCTTACAAGATATTGGAGAAGTGTTGGTTCAGTATCTTCCCTTATACTATTCGCAACAATTTTATTATCATCGGTGTTTGCATATTGAAGCAATCCAAACTCGTATTGTTTATCCGACATTTTATTTAATATATAAATATAAAATATTTAATATATCTTTGTCAATATTCCATAGTTGGTTGTGATAGTATTTGATGCCGACGATGCACCCCATTGTGCCGTAAATCCGAGAGTATTAATTATTGTGGGGTTAAAAGTGCTATTTGTATTCTGTGCTGTAAATCCCCGTGCATCGGCATTATTATTATATTGAAAATTAAAATTGGTTATCATCGTTGTTCCTCCAATATAAATAAATGTAACATCACAGTTCCAAGGACGACCTGAGGCAACGGCGGGACTAAATTGTAACAATCCACTATCAAATAATGTTCCACTGTTAGTTAATCTAAATCGTATCGTAGCATTATTTAAAGCACCGAATAACCCTCCGGTACGATAAGTAAATCCCATACCCGTAGTAAAGTAATTCGCAGGAACAGTTAATGATCCAACACCCGCACCAATAATCGATGTTTGAACGGCAGTGCTTACCACTGTTACCGGCGATGTTTGAGAATAAAAGCCGAGTATTTGCGGGGATGCCCATACTGACGATGTGCCACTATTTCGGGTTAATACTTGTCCGGTAGTTCCGGCTGTCGTTGGTAAAGTATAAGCACTGTTAATTTGTGTTGTTCCTTTGATATTTGTAGTAATGCCGACCTTTCCAATATTAACACCTAACGCATTGGTTTTCCCTAATTCCAAGGTATTAAAACTATCAACCAAGTTAGTGCTAACATTATTAAAAGCGACATTATCGGCAGTATTTAATGATTGATTGAAAGGATTTGCTGCTATCGGTGTTTGCCATGCTGCTATACCATGACCATTCGTTGTCATTACTTGTAGATTGCTACCATCGGCGGTTGGGAGATAATATGCCTGATTAACCAATGTGCCAGTATCATCAACTCTTAACTTTTCAATCGTGGATCGTTGTATTCTGAAATAACTTTCATCGATATCAACTTCGGATGCTGTACTTGGACTCCATATTCTCGTATGGCTACCCTGAGTCAAAAATATCTCTTTTAATCCAAAAATGGGGTCTTCTCTATTAAAAAATATATCACCATCCATATTTAATGAACATCGCACGCCGGTTGCCAGTGGTTGTCCTTCTCCTTTGAGTTGTACTCCATAATCATATACTCTCACACATTCTCTATCTAACGCATTTTTTAATATTGTCTCGGCACCAACGGTAACCCTTAAAACGGTTCCTGTCCCACCATCACGAACAATGGATGCCTCATCTACCGTTGTTGCGAATGCTGTGTTTGTTGAACCACTACCCGATGATAAATATGTTGTAGTTGATGGACCTGTACCATCGGCTATACTTGCTAATTGTAATTGTGATTGTCCGCATGTTGATGTCAGCGTTTCGGCGGTTGATGATATTGACCCAACATTATTTAAATTTCCCAATTCAAAGTTCCAATTACCCTGTGCTGTTATAACGGAACCACCAATGCCAACATCACTACATACAACCGATGATGACCTATCGTTAGATAATATTGCACTACCAACGGCGGGATTTATTTTTGTCCATTCTAATAAATTGTTGCTCGGAAAAGAAAATAAATAAGTAACCGATAATAATGGATAAGGAGAAAGCCCCGGATCAAAACCTTGATCGAATGGAAGACCTCCTAATATTTGATGTCCGTTTGTAGCATTTAGAGATTGCAATCTTACAAAATTAGGCGATATACCAGCAACATCCCATGCAAAGCGTGGATTTACTGCCACTGTATCACAAACAAGAATCGCCCTAAACGTAACGTTTGGAAATCGTCCAACTTGTTCATCAAATAGTAGTTGAAAAGTTCGTATAAACTCTGTTATACTATAAACGCCCGCCAAGATATCAAACGCAAAACTATATGTTTCAACACCGGCTTGTACAGTAAAACTGTATTGACCAAAAACGACGCTTATTCCGGGTACCGATCCACTACCTAAATTAGTACCAGTTAATGCATAGGTTTGACCATCGGTAATAGGTAATGATGTAGGGAATATATAATTTTTATTTAATGCCGATGTTCCCTGTGCCAAGTTTTGAACTGTTAATTCGGTTAAAAATGTCGGTGTAGGTCCTCCTCCTGCCCCGTAAACCAAATTACCGCCCGACACAACAAGCGATTGACCATCTATACCAACCGTTGTTGGTAGTGTATAAGGAGTTGCTAATACAGTTTTACCCGATGTATTTGTATATTGTGGTACTGCTCCAATCTGTGCTGTACCTTGCTGTGTAATCAAATCTTGCGTTGCTTGATTAATACTCGATACAACGAATGCTTGGATATCGGGACTAACACCCGCTACTACCCCAAACTTAGTAAAATTTGTTGTCATTATTATTTATTATATAAATATAAAATAAAATGTTTAATTTTTATTTTATAACTATATCTAATTTTTATTTTTATATATCATCGTAATTTTTTAATCAAATACTCTTGCTACACCATATTTTTTTATTAATAATAAAGTCGTCATCGACCTTAATCCGCAATCTTCTTGATTATTACCTTGATCGCTTGTTTTATTGACATCTACTATTTTAAATCCTTGCTCTAAATGGGATTTTACAAATTTTTTTAATACATTTTTACTAAAACGTCCAAAACTATCAAAGATATACAATGTTTTTTCATGTTTATAAACACCGATCCAATGTGTACCAGATTGGCGACTGTTATCGGTGTTTATAATCGCATAACTACATTGTGGTGCGTTTGCTGGGTATTGGTCATAGGCGAATGTACCGCAGTAATCTTTACCCATCATCGTTTTTCCGATGTCGTCTAATTGAACACTATCCAAAGCTTTAATCCCATAAACACTTCGCATTTTCTTTAATATTTGTTGTTGTTTCTTTTTTAAATCATCCTTCATTGTTTATTTAATATATAAATATAAAAATTACATTAACGACAACCACACCCACGACCACTACCACAATGACATTTTTTCCTTGGCACTCTTCGTGTATATTTTCGCACAGCTCCCGTTCTTCGTTTATATCCTTTGACTCTATTATGATAACGTCCATAACCAAGCATACCGGCTACGGTACCAACTCCTTTAGCGTATGGATGAGGTATAATATTTGCTACTTTCGATATAATTTTAGTTTTTTTCAACCAATTATTTGCTGAATTAAATGCTCCTTTAATTTTGTCACCAATATTAGACCACCAACTTCCACCCTGCATACGATGACCTCCAGCCAAAGCAAGACTACCACCATGTAATTTTGTCGATGCTGGATATGTCGATCTTCTTGCGTGTGCTAACGTAACTAAACTCATTCTTTATTATATGTTTATAAAATTCTTATTATTTAATAAGCCATTGGCAGACTTCTAAGTCGATGCATACGTCGTCCCATTCCCGCAAGTTTCAATGCACCTCCTCGATGGCGTCGTCGGTGGCGACGCCCATATCCAAAATGATGAGCTGCATGACCCACTGCCCTTACCATTGAATGAGGATGTGCCATTGCTTTTTGACTAATAATCCTACTTGATTTCAAATAACTATGTGCTTTATGTGCCAAACCTTTCATCATCGCTCCAAAAGCTCCACCTCGCATTCTGCGTCGTCCTACCATTTTTACTTATTTACATTATGATTATAAAAAAACAATTAATTTTATTTTTAGCGATTGACCGATACGACTTGGGTGATAAAACCATTCTCGTACATAATTTCGGCTTGGCGGGAATAGTGAGCAACAATAAATAAGTTTTGACTTGCACCAATATTTGGCTCGGTAAATCCAATTTGAACATTTACGTACGATGACGTGTCGTTTTTATCTTTCGAAAAGTCGAAATGGAATATGGAGCCTCTTTCAAGATAGTGGGGGTGAGTCTCGGTACCTCCCTCGCTTGTAATTTTTCCACTATATTGTTGTGTTTGTAAAAAACGTTGAATATTTTGATTAACACCACCGGTTGCCGTCACAGTGTTTGCGAAAACTGAACCAATATTATATGCGGATGGATATAGAGTCTGCGTTTTGGTAATACTACCGTAAGTTACTTGTATCTGCGATACCTTATTAGCAGCATTATCTTTATAAACCGATGCAATACCAGTCACTGCATCGACAGTATTCAGTCCGTTTACTCCTACGGGTTGTAAATAAAACTTCGTGGCAGGGCATGTTGTATTATTTCCACAGTCTCCTCCTTGAACAAAGACCGTAATAGCCAAAGTAGATGGTGGCACGGTAAAATCTAAGTTTTGTGTGCCTCCCGATGTATTTAATGTTTTATTTAAAATAGCCATCTCAATTAACGATAGAGGAATTACACCCGAGGGTGACACATCACTTTTAATAGTGCATACATAAAATTTGACGTCGTTAATTACTAAATCATAATCAAACGGACTTGTTAATACCAGCGGATCGGTTGGTGATACTCGCATTGGCGTCAATGATTGGACGCTATTCACTTTATAATTTGGGGAAGGATTGAGACTAATTTTAAAGTCTCCACCACTAATTGGATTCGCTTCGCTAAAAATGCCTAACGGTGGTTGAAACATAACCTGAGTAGAATTAGCACCGCACGCGGGATCGCTCGCTCTTAATATCTCGATAATAGCTACGGCGGCTCGATCACCTCCTCCGACCGCTCCAACCTCATAATATATTCCAGTCAAAGCATACTTTAAGCCGTCAGTCCATGATTGAAGCTGAAAACGACGTCCGCCTGTCACTACAATAATATCACCTATTTCTAATTGTGTCGCTGTGAGCGTCAAACCACCAACGAGACCAATGGTTCCCACATTCGTAGCGGCAACCCATGCAAAAGTAGATATTCCATAGTCTGCTAAAAATGTTCCCGTACCGGAATACCCGTACATTCGTTTATATAGAACAGATTTCAATCCATCTTCATGAAAAGTTCCATCCCAACTAACATAATTTCGACGACGTGTGAAATCAGCATCATCCTGAAAAACAATACGACCAACACTTTTACTCCACGCACTCGATTTATCGAGACGAGATTTTAATACTCCTGCCTGTGGGATATATTGCGTAATTAAACTCACATCACTATTTCCAGCTCTGAAAAAAGCATTATTATATAATGTTGAACCAAAATGGTCTGCCAATGCAATTCCATCCGAATAATATACAGGACGCATTACACTCGTTGCTTCAGCCGGTGCATAACCCGTTGTTGTATCATCAACCAATCTTGGACCGAGTGGCACTTTGACGGATAATTGTGCATCAATTACAAAATAACTCAATGATGGTATAAAAGCATTTTTACCGCTAACACTAAAATCAAAATCTTGAATACCACGGGGAAAATTAGCACCTTGTACACTTCGTTTGCATGTTACTTCACGAAAGTTTAATTCGACTTCACGATCTTGTAAGTTCATTTTATTCTATTTATATTATAATATAGAAAAAATAATATATAATATATTTTATAATTATATAATAAATAAAGATGAGTATTGAAAGAAAGATTACATATATATTCTCGAGCGATCCTGCTAAAGGTGCTTCAAATATACAATTAAATGGTTCTGTATTTTCAGTTAACATGCAATATCCAATAAGTCTTCCCAGAGGTACACAATATGCCACGATGGAAGTGCATTCAGCATCAATTTGGTACGTAACTCCTAATATTAGTGCAGCACGTAAAAATAATTATTTGGAAGTTAATATCGGTGCTTTTGTATATCCTTTAACTATTGCCGATGGATTATATAATTTTCCTCAATTAGTAAATGCATTGGCGATTGCTTTCAACTCTAATTATCCAGTCGCAGCATATAGGTGGGCTGATATGTTTAGTTTTGATGCCGATAATGCAACCCAGCGTGTTGCGATCACAGTTTTGAAAAATGATGCACAAATTAACTGGAATGTTCCAAATTCTGTTCGCGATGTTCTTGGATTTGTCGCTGTTCCTATTCCGCCAGCACTACCTATTAATTTAACACCTCCAGCAATTCCGATTGTAGCACCCATAACTTATTTGGGTAATGCGGAAGCAGCATTCAACGTTATTAATCAATACTATATATCTGGTAATTTGGTACATACTGGAATACCTAATAATAGTGACTCATCAAATTTGATGACGGTAGTATATATTGATGTTCCTCCAGGATCGCAAATTAATTATCAACCACAATTACCATTATTGATTGATGCAGCCGAATTGATAGGAGGACAGAGAACACAATTTACTTTTAGATTAACCGATCAAAACTTTACGCCGGTAGATACGTTTGGCGAATATTGGTCATTCATTTTAACAATACGATTTTGGATGTAAATTCCCACGGGAATAAAATAAAAATAACAAAAATTAGCATAGTTAAATTTACCATTAAAAAAATAAAAAAAATTTTTAAACTATTTTCCGATACTTATCGGTAGAACTAACGGATAAAAATGTTTACTCCTTAAATTGCGATTATTATATATATAAAAAAATCGCAATTTAAGGAGTTCCGATAGTTCTCTCGATAAATTATTTTATTTTATTCCCGTCGGTTTTTTATATGAATATATTAATATAATGTATACTAAAAAGCAAGTTGCTTTTCCATTTTTTAGCCAAGCCAAACGGCTTCCGCCAAAACAAGCTCCATCCATAATACCCCATCCTGATATTATATCTAAGTTTCAGGATGATAAGGGTAATTTAATCGATAATAAAAAAAATGCTGTTCAAAATGGTAATGGTAATGTAGTTGTTGAAAAGAAAAAGAATAAAAAAAAGAATTTACCATGCGAGAAATTGATAAAGAAATTAGTTGGTCATAAAGATCCCGAAGCAGATAACAAGAAGATGAAAAGATTAGTTGGTGCCATAGAAAGATATGTGAATGAAGAATTATGATCGTAAAATTTGCATGATATCTATTTTGAGTTGTTTTGTTTTTTCCGATGATATTGTTTTTTTCGATGATAAGTGTTTTAATATTTGTTTAGTTGTTACACGTTTGCGACCCATCGCCAATACATCAACAATATCCTCTGGTTCATCGGGCGTAGATGATGCTAATAATAAACTTCCTTTTACCGGTTTAATATCTGGCGGTAATGTATATGTTTCCATAAATTTTTGTAATTGCATTCCCTTAGTTGATAATAATGGATTAAAACTTTTTTTTATACTATCGACAATATCTGAGTCATAATTATCTTTTAATCCTTCACTAACTCTTTCAATTATGTTTTCTTTTGTTGAATTAAGCGAAAGTTTATTAATCGTATCAAGTAATAATTTCTGTGTTTTTGTTGTTATTATTGTTTTTTGCGATGGTATCAACTCTTTAATAGGTGGTAATGGTAGTTTACTATATTTTGGTGGAATAAATGCATATCGTTTTGTTGATGAGGAAACCTCTGGATTAATATTAAATGATGTTTTCATTACTTTAATATCTAACATTTTTGCTATGGATTCAATATTATAACCATAATCTGGATAATAACTTAAAATATCCAAAATTCGTTGCATTGAGTAATTTAGTGACATCATCGCAATAAACCACTCCACAACTTCTTGAATATTATCATCTCTCCATAGAAGTTCTAATTCATCTAATAGTTCCTTTGTGTCTTTCCCACCAATACTTCTTAAAGTAAAA